CCATGGCCTGCCTTGCATGATCCTTGTTGAAGAACAGGCTATCTCTTCCATAAAAACTCTTGTTGTGATACAAGTCACTATCACGTTCCATCTGATAAATTATAAACTTGTACATCTTGCCCTCTTATTAAGACAGTTGTGTATCGAAGTGATGCTGTTCTAAATGCCCAGTGGAGTCATACCCTTCAGTGCAGGGACTTGAGGGGTAACAATCTGAGCTTCTTTTGCACGTAAATTGTCCGGTACCTTAATTGCTACCACACCTAAGTTCAAGTCTTCAAAAAGTTGCTCTAGTTTTTCAATACGTTCAGCATTCTCTTTCTGAAGAAGTTGTAGTTTTTTGTACGTGGCCTGTGCCATCTTAAGTTCTTGCATGGTAATTGATTTTTTCATTACGCTACCTCCACTTTGTATTCAAAAGTATAAATTTCACGCATAATCTCGTAAACACGTTCACGGTCTACAGTATCACCACCGCCCCAAGTTACTTGGTCTGACATGCGACCAAAGTAAATGTCTACCGCATGGGCTATTTCTTTTTTAGTAAAGGCCATATCATACAAGCCACCCATACCGTAAAAGTCGTTGCAGTAGTTTACAAATTGTTTTAGTGTCTGCATCATCTTTAGCTCCTTACTAGTTAATATACTATGTATTATAGATGTTTTTGGACAAATTGTCAACCAAAAAGAATCTTTTATAATCAACAACTTAGGTTGTTTTGAAACAACGGAGTAATGCATCACCTAACCAAACAGTACACGAAAAGCCAGATTTTGTAGCGTTCTCAACCGCTTGCTCTAAGGTGTCAAACTGTTTTGAATAACCAAAGCTGTAAAAATCTACTTTATACATATTAGCTCCTCGCTGTTACTAGTTAATATACTTACGTATTATAGAGTCTTTTGGACAAGCCGTCAACCAAAACTATACGTCATTGTATACAAAGACTTTTTTAGAGTGTTTTTAGAGTGGTTTCAGCCCAGGATTGGGCTGTTTGGTGTCACTTTGTTGTGGTTTTAGTGCAGGGTAATGTCGTTATTAAACTGTTCAAGGTCAGTAACATCCAACAGTTTCATAATTTGTTTGATAATTTTCGGCGGATTATTGTCAAAAATTGCTTCTGGGACAAAGGCATACTTCAAGTTGCCGTCTGAATCAAATACAAAGCCATAGTCTTCTGCATCTATGTCTTGCTCTTGTTGCGCTTCGATTACTTCAAAATCATCTGCAATAGGCTTGCTCATTCTACTATCCTTTATTCCGGGAAGACCATCTGTTCTTGCACAATGTATGGATCTTTAATTTCACCAGACTCAATTCTGCGTCTTTCTTCTGACCGTAAGTAAGTTACAATAGCAACTATATCCATACCGTCAATGGTTGTACCAAATGCACCCATTGTGCCGCCTAAACTCTGATTGGTAATGCCCACACTAATGGTTGTGAATATACCCATGTTGGTATTTGAACTGTATGTAAACTTGCCACATGTTAAGCAAGGACCTTTGCCACCTTTGCCTTGGCCACCATGACAGAAAGAACAACGTCTGTCGTACCACTCTCGACCATTTTGTACTGTGTCTGAGTTCGTAATATCTAGTGCCAGATCATTTTCGTTCATCTGATGAAGATCAGCTGAGAATAACAATGTGGGAATAAACAATAGAAAAAATAAAATCTTTGACATACTAAACCTCCAATAGTATTTATTTGGCTACTATGTTAGCAGTTTAGTTTTGGCTGTTTCTATCACCGTAAAATATGTGTGTGCCTATTTTAGCCAATTTAGGATAACGCCAGCCAGGGCTAACATAATCTGCATGATAGAATACTGCTTGTTTTAAGCCAGGTAATCTTTTGCCTTCAATTAATACCTGTCTGGCTACTTCATAGCAACGGTCAAAGATAGTTTGATTAACTGACGAAATGCGATCTGATTTACCATCACAGTACCAACTGAATTGGCAACGATGTTTTACAGGATAATATACACTCTTGTCTTTCCAGGATGCTTTGGTTGGGCCTTGATATACCACATCACATATATCATCAGGGAAACTGTTGTGTGCCACTCGGTTAAGAGTGACCTGTGCCACAGCAATCATACCTTCAACTGGCTCACTACGAGCTTCCCAGTATATGTTCCTAGCAAGGCAATCCAATTCTCGCCTAACCTGTCTCATGTCAACAGGCGATTGCTTTACTGCTGTGTTAATAATTTCGATAGTTTCTGCGCCCACTGCTTGGTTTGCTGGCGCTTTAACATTACTAGTGACTGCAATAATTGCATATACTACCAGCCACGTTCCTAGAAAAAATGTTACTAATCTTGACCATTTGGTTAGATCTTGCTTCATGTTTTTCTCCTATCTTACCGCATCCAGTATTTAAAAGCGAGTCGGATGTAAGTTAACAACTGCTATTATACTATAATAGTGGGGTATAATCAAATTTTTTGGTATAAATACATATTATGCCAGCAATATGTAGAGTAGGTGACACACTAACAACCGGACATGGATGTGATACCACAACAACCATTGCTTCGCCAAACAACGACGGCACTGTTCATGCTAACGGTATTGACATTATAGTAGTTGGTGCTCCGACAGTATCTCACCTAATACCCAGTGGAGATTCATGCGTACCTCACGTGGCATTTTTAAATGCTGGTTCAGGTAGTGTTTTCCTCAATGGTATTGGAGTAGGTAGAATAGGTGATAGTGCCGACGCCGGTGCTATGATAAGCGGATCACCTACTGTGTTTGCCGGCGGCTAGTTAAGGCCTAACAATTTCCAACCCAGTTGTGGTCTTGATATAGTGTGTTTTGATTTGATCAATGCATTCAGCAATCATAACAACATGATTTTTTTGAATAGACGCACTGGTATGTGGATCTGCTGTGAACAGTGCTTGAATTAATCCAACACCTTGCTGACCAGGTACTACATTGCATGCCTTCTCGACGTTGTAGTGATCTGCTGTTTCGCTGGTAATCTTTGCAACTATCTCTTCCCCAGTGATTAGTTTTAGTGCGCAGATCTGTCCTTCCCATTTACTATTTTCTAATAACATGTTAACTCTCCTTGAGCTTATCGAAAAATTCAGTTGTTTGATCTGCTAACCCATTGTATCCTCCAGGTAGCAGTTGTTCATTGATATAAATCTGAGGTACTGTACGCAAGCCAGCGTCAACGATGCGTTTCCTTGCATCTGCATCTTGTTCAATGTTTACTTCGGTGTACTTTATACCTTTGATCTCTAGTAGTGCTTTGGCCTTTGTGCAAAAAGGACAATTGTTTTTTGAATATACTTTTATCATTTGTTCTCTAATATGGTTATACGTTTGTCTAGTTTGTGTAAGTCTTCAGTAATCTCTGCTTTCACTCTAGCACTGCCACCGCTAGGTACAATATTACCCTGCGGGGATACCAACAACATCATTTTGTGTTGCAAAACAGTTATTTGTTTTTCCTGTTCCTTGATATTGTTTACCAACCAAACCAGGCAACTGATCAGGACAGGAAGTAGGTAAGGTACTAACTTACTAGCATCGAACTTCATAAACTTTCCTTGATTAAAGGGTGAACCCGTTAAACGTGTCTGAGTCTACGTCCTGTTTGGTTCCACCAATTACATAACTGCTTATTTCTGTTTCTTGTGGCGCTACTTGTACTTCTCCGCCAGCAATCCACTTTTGTGTCCACGGCAACGGATTGCTACCTGTTTTAATACCACAACTAAGCCCAACTGCTGTCATACGCTTGCAGGTCAACCAATCTATGTACTGACACAATAGTTCTGTATTGAGTCCAATCATACTACCGTCTTTGAACAAGTATTGTGCCCAATCTCTTTCCTGCTTGGCGGCATTAAGGAACATTGTTTCACATTCCTCTTTAGTTTCTTCGCGGATCTTTGCAAAGTCCTTGTCGTCTGACGGTAATATTTTAAGTAGTGTTTGTGTACTGCCCAAGTGAACATTTTCATCACGTGCAATCAGTTTAATAATCTTAGCATTGCCTTCCATCTTTTTAAGTTCAGCAAATGCCCAACTGCATGCAAACGAAACATAAAAACGTATACCTTCTAACGCATTAACATTGTTTAAGCATAACCATAGTTTACGTTTTAACTCGTAACGATCAACTATAACTTCCTTGCCGTTAACCTTGTGCTTGCCTACGCCAAGTAGATTATAATACTGCACAGCTTTAATCAAGTCATCATAGTAGTGACTAATGTCTTTGGCACAATCTGCAATCTCTTTGATATCGTGTAGTCCATCAAACACTGTACTCGGATCGCTGTACACATTACGAATAATATGTGTATAACTACGACTGTGTATTGTTTCATTAAATGCCCAAGTTTCTATCCAAGTTTCCAACTCTGGGATGGTAGCGATGGGCAAAAATGCTAGATTAGGTGAGCGTCCTTGTACACTGTCCAGTAGTATCTGTCTTTTAAGATTACTGGTGAAGATATGCTTTTCATACTCAGTAAGTTCCTTAAAGTCTTTTGCATCACGCAATACATCAACTTCTTCAGGTCTCCAAAAGAAACCTAACTGCTTGTCTGTCAACTTGTCAAATTGACGATACTTTAGTGTGTCGAATCTCTGTATTGCCGGAGTACCTGCTTCGTCTAGGAACGCAAGTGACTTGGTATGATCTTTATTATTTTTAATATTGAATACGCTCATGTTTTCTCTCTTAAATTACACAACTTTCGCAATCATCTTGATCTTCGTAGTCTTCAAGCTCTTGCTGTTTTGCTTCACCTAGTGCTTCTACTATGTATTCACCTTGTCCATCATATGTATTAAAGTAGTACAACTGCTTTAATCCATACTTGTAACACATCAACAAGTGTTGTAACATTGATGACATTGGAATCTTTTCGTCCTCGTAGTGCTGAGGATTGTAAGATGTGTTTACACTAATACCTTGATCAATGTACTTTTGAAGTACGCCACACAGTTTAATATATCCCTCCGGGGTAGTCTGATCCCACAGTAGTTCATAACGGTTCTTTAACCGCCTATATTCAGGCACAACCTGCTTTAATTGGCCGTGCTTTGACCCCTTAACGCTTACAAAACTTCGCGGTGGCTCTATACCATTAGTAGCATTACTGATCTGCGCACTTGTTTCTGCAGGCATCAATGCCATTAGTGTTGCATTACGCTGACCAGTCCGTTTTATTTGTTCTCGCAGATCATTCCATGGCATACGCTCTTGATGCTTGACCAACTCGTCAACATCCTGCTTATACGTATCAATGGGTAAACGACCTTGCGCAGATTTTAAATCGTTCCATCTGGTGCATGCACCTTGTTCTTCCGCTAAGTCTGCAGAAGCCTTGATCAAGTAGTAAGACCAGGCTTCTGCGTACTCATCTACCAGTGGCAACGCCGCTGGGTCACTGTAACTTACATCATTCTTAGCCAAGAAATAAGCAAAGTTAATGATGCCTATACCTAACGGTCTAAACTCTTCTGTTGCTTTACGTGCGGCTTTAATTGGATAACCTTGGTAACTCAACAGTGCATCTAGGCCGCGTACTGCCAACTTGCACATTTTCTCAAAGTCATGTGGGCTTTTTACATTGCCCCAATTGATCGCTGATAAAGTACACAGGGCGATCCTACCATCCTCGTCATTGACATCTTTCAATGGCACAGTTGGTAAATCTATTTCTGCACAAAGATTACTCATCTTCACAGGCGCGATCTTTTCATCGAACGGTGAGTGCGTATTAGCGTGATCCACGTTCTGTAAATAAATTCTTCCAGTGTCTTTGCGTTCCTGCATAAACCTACTAAACAGATCTGCTGCCTTGTAGGTCTTCTTCCTCAGTTTTGTGTTACGTTCTGCTCTCTCGTATAGCTCTTTGAATTTGTCTTGATCATTGAAGAACGCTTCGTACATCTCCGGTACATCATGCGGACTAAACACAGTGATGTCTCCATTTGTGATTAGTCTTTCATACATTAACTTATTAAATTGTACGCCATAGTCCATTTGACGCACACGATTATCCTCTGTGCCTTTGTTGTTTTTAAGGACCAAGAGGTCTTCGATTTCATAGTGCCATATTGGATAGTAAAGTGTTGCGGCACCATTTCTTACACCTCCCTGACTACAACTACGTGTAGCAGATTGGAATAACTTGTAAAAAGGAGTTACGCCTGTGTGAAAAGCATCTCCCTTGCGTATAGGTGCACCTAATGCACGTATACGTCCTGCACCAATGCCAATGCCTGCTTTTTGTGACACGTACTTAACAATACTTGCGGCTGTTGCATTGATACTGTCTAAACTGTCGTCTGTTTCAATCAGCACACAACTGCTGAACTGTTTTTGTGGTGTGCGCACACCTGCCATAACCGGTGTAGGCAAACTTACATCAAAATTACTGATTGCGTCATAGTAATCACGTACCCATTTGAGTCTAATATCTTTAGGGTAGTCTTGGAATAGTGTCGCGGCTATTAACATGTAAGCCATTTGTGGAGTCTCAAACATCTCACCAGTAACACGATTTTGTACAAGATACTTGCCACGCCATTGTTCCATAGCAACATAGGTGAATGTTTCATCACGATCATGTTTAATATAACTATCTAATTTCTCCCACTCATCTGTATCGTATGCTTCTAATAGGCCGCGATCGTAAAAACCACTTTCGACATTGTGTTCTACCAGTTTTAACAATGGCCAAGGTGCATAGTCCCCATATACTTGTTTACGTAGATGATAGTTAATTAGTCTGCCAGCAACATACTGATAGTTTGGAGCTTCTTCTGAAATCAAATCAGCGGCACTTTTAATAAGTGTTTCTTGTATGTCTACTGTTTTGATCCCAGTATAAAATTGGATGTGGCTTTTTAGTTCTACTTCACTCGCACTTACACCTGTAATACCTTCAGTTGCCCACATAACCACCTTGTGCATTTTTTCTATGTCTAGTTCTTCTTTGATTCCATCTCTCTTGATTACTTGAATCTTTGTCATTCGTGCCCCATCATTATTATTCTAACGTTAGTTCTGTTGCGTCATAGCAACGTTTCAATGTTAATATTTCTGCAATATCAGTTTTATTTAATACCTGATTGTCAATCAAATTAAGTACATATTTTCCTTGATTCAAATAGGCTATACAATATTGATACCCTGTGTTTGAATCAACATACACATGTACTTCAAGTTCTAAATTCGTTCCGTGCTTGCTATGATATAAAGTATACACTATTCCTAGGACTTTAGCAAGATCACAATAGTAGTTATCTATAATTAAATCCCAGGCATTTGGCCAACTTTCGGGATTGTCTAAATCTAAATAAAAGGCAGTCCAAGGACAGGACTGCCAGAAATCTATTGTTTCTTGTAATGCTTCTTCAAGAGGAAGTTGGTTGATCTTGAATCTAAAATTTTTCCAGCACTTCAATCTAGAAGCACTAGTGCGTAACTTGAACATCTTTTAACTAATAAATTGATTGATTGCGTATTTAAATGTGCCTGTGCCTGATTCTAATGTGACGGTTAAACTAGTGGCATTGGCGAATAAGTTTGCTTTAACACCAACTCCATTTTCCACATGTTGATCATGAAACTCTGAACTTGTTCCATCTGTACTGAATTGGTATGTACCAAAACGTTTTGCTGAACTGTTACTGATTTGATACTTTATTTCGCCTGCTGTGTTAGCAACGAATGTTGCAATAACCGGCGAAGCAGTACTAATTGACGCACTACGTGCTACTCCGTATCTTAGATTACCTAGTTGCATACCAGTAGTCAGTGCGCTTCCGTTAGTATGTACTTCACCAAAGGAAACAAAACTAGTTGCGCCTGCAGTAGTTTTTCTTGTGCCAACAGTTCCGAAGTAGTTGTTAATACTACTAACACTATCAACACTGTTCAATACTATTGCAGTATTGCTGATACCATCAAACTCAGAATTAAGTATGTTAACAAACTTTGTAGTAGATCCCATGTTTACAATACCGTTACCACCACCTAATATTTTGACTTTGTCTAACGTAATATTTTGTGTACTGGTGCTGGTACTTAATATTTCAATTACGTTAGGGTAATAAGTTCCTGCTTTGATATTAGACTGAAAAGCTGTGTTTGTTATTCTAACATTACTAGCACTATCGATGTTTAGCAAAGGATACTGAACGTCTGCAGATACGTTTTGGAACGTTAATCCGCTTATATCGATTTGATCAGGTAGTACTGCACTGCCTGTCCCAATTGTTGCTCCACTTTGGAATGCGCTGTCTGACAAATTTGCTACAGTTAAATTACCATAAGTTAACTTAATTGTACTGCTAGACGGTCCGTCACCTTGTAAACTTGTGTTAGGCGGAATGCTAATAACATTACTGGTTAAGTATGTTCCTGCAGGAATATAAATTGTTCTTCGTGTGCGAGTATCGAAATTATTTTCTGATTCTTTATATATCTGTTCGATTGCACGACGGATCGATGCCGTATCATCCGCAACACCGTCACCTACTGCGCCAAAGTCTCTAATATTAACAAAGTCATCAAATTTCTGTTGGAAACTGCGTACTGTTGGATTAAGGATACTACTGCCAGTTTCGACAGTATACTCTGTAACATTTCCCTTAAAAGTATACGAACCAATCAATGCCGCTAAGTCAGTGTATTGTGTTAACACTTCTGTAATACCAGTAGCTGGTGCACCTTCTGCTACGGTACCGTTACCGATATATAATTTACGTGTGTCTACACTCCAGCCGAGCTCTGCGCCAGCAAGTTGTGGTAGGTCTTGATTAAGACCTCGTCTATGTTGAATTCTACTTATTTGGGTAACAGCCATCTATTAAATCCTCATTATTTTGTATTTATGCGGTTTCGTAGTATAGCTCAACTCTCTTCATCCACTGCTCGCTCCAGTGATCAAATTCGTCTGCTTCTAATATAAACTCCTGATATTGCGGAGTATCATCTTTAGACTCGGGCTTTGCGCACATTAAAATAACACCTGTGTTAATATCTGTACCGTGCATTTCGTTGTGTGCTTGTGCATACGCTGTTAACTGCAAGAAATAATCGCCGATCCACTCACGTTTCTTAGGTTTGTTGGTTTGTTTAAAGTCAATTATAGCAGGCCTACCGTTCCACACACCAACACAGTCAGTTGTGCCTGCATATAATCCATCGTAGTAAACTGGTACTTCACAACCCCAGTATTCATTCTCACTATCCATTCCTTTCAACACGACTTGTGCGGCCATAAACCATGCAGTCTGTGCATACGGGTTAGTAGGAAACGCACCCAAGTCGTCTTCTTTTACAAAACGTTCAAGATAAGCATGCATACGTGTTCCGCGGCTTGCGGCTTCAGTTACAATTTCCTGTGCTTTCTTTTCGCCTACACGCTTCTTCCAATTACGTAGAGCTTGCTTTTGTTCTTCAGGCTTGGTGCGATCTAGTATTGTGGTTACGCTGGGCAACTTATTGCCTGTGGGTGTTGCATAGTATCTTTTACCACCAACATTAACTCTGTCAATGGGTTTGTATTCATATCGTTTAGTTATCATGTGTTTCGATCCATGCAGATAGTTCATCTGCTATTCGTTGATGACCCTGGTGATCTGGATGATCTCCTTGAGGAATGTTTGCTCCACTTATTTCATGAAGTGACTTGTTATAAAATAGTTCAGTAGGTAGTAGTTTTATTCCTGTCATTGCAGGGATGCTTTGCAACGGTACGGTCCAATTGTAAACAAACAGACATGTTACGCCTAGAGTTTTACACAATCCATATACCATTAGTAGATCCTTAATGGCGTTAGCGTGAGCTAAATCTTGACTGTAAATATATTTGTAGTATTTCGACCCAATCGCATGATTTGAGTTGGCCGGGTGTAGTTCCATTGGGTATCCGTTTTCCCAATACCAACTCCTGTCAGGATTAGTAATACAAAATAGTACTATGTCTCCTTTTCTGATCGATTTACGCTCAACTGCTTTAACAAACTGCCAAGTTGCTTGTTCAAGAGATGTGGCTGCTTGACTCAGATTGTCTAATAGATAATTATTTTCCTGTGCAACAAGATACGGAAATCCTTGTTTCACTACGTCATGTAGGTCCACACCTGCAGGCCAACTATCACCAAATACATAAAGGGTTTTGTCTTTAATGCTCATGGTGCATCCTTCTATAGATTTGTTTTGCATAATCATTGCGCTTACTGCTGGACGATGCTGAAATATGTTGTAATGTCCATTTAAGAAACTGTCCGTTAGTGTTCAACTTCGAAGTCATGTCTGACACTGCCATAGAACATGCAGTGATCGGCTTCGCTGTGGGTGTACGATCCAGTTCAGTTGTAAAATAGAACTTGTTGTGTATTAACCAGTTTTCAGCCAAATTGTCTCTTAGAATCTGATAAAGATCACTTACTAAGAATAAGTCTACTATCTTATCTGCGTCAAAGCTAATATAGTCCATTAACTTTCCTACTTTGTACACTTTGTAAAAATTTATAGTTGCATGTATTAAACTTAGCATTGTCATCTCTATAAAGTCGTGTTGAGTGAATGACACACAACTTTGCGTAAAAGGACTACTGAATTCACTTTGTCCGTGGAAGTCCCATCTTAGGGAGTTACTGTACTCAAACTTCCATTTATTAATATACTCGTTACTTCTGGCTGCCGGACTTGCAGATAGCAGTTCGCTTACATATACAAATGGTATTACATGTTCGTTGGCCATGTCAGACAAGGTTTGTCTCCAGGAATCAACTGTCTGTCCGGGTAGTCCTTGTATTAACTGTACTGCTGATGGTAGGTGCGGGTATAACTCTCTAAGTTCTCTTATATGACTAGTGTGTACATCCCACCCGACGTCGGGTCTATCTATGTTCTCAAGTATTGTTGGATTATTATCTTGTACACTTATTACGAAATGTCTACACAGATTTGCTTTTGCCATAGTATGGAATATTTTTATGTTGTTATCTTTTCGTAATTTGCTTACTGTGTAATCTAATCTAAAACTTGCATTTTCGTTTAGATTCTTATCTGCCATATACTCTATTAGATCAACATCCTCTTGGTACTGACCCAGGTTTGCGTCTGCCATGAATAAACTTTTTACTCCAACTGCTTGGAATAAATCAATTTCATCTTTGTAACTGTCTTTCCTGCGTGTTGTTTTGTTTCCGTAACCGCTATTCCAATCACAAAAAGTACATGCGTAAGGACATCCCCTAGTCAGTTCGTACGAAATAATTGGTTGCAGTTTTTTCTCGTACATGTCGTCAACCATGGCTTTGAACATTTCTGCATTATGTAAGTATGGACTTATTTTAGATTGCGGAACATATTCGTATTCGGCTACAATTGCACCCCTATTAGAATCAGGCCACGCCATGTTTGTAAGTTCTTCTTTTACTAAAGGTTTGTTAAGCACCATCCTCTCAATGAACTCAGCAAATGCTTTCTCGCCTGGCCCATAAAATGCATAATCAACAAATTTATGTTCTAAGAAGTAATTTGGATTTATATTAACATCTACACTAGGGCCCCCTGTAACAAACAGTATGCTAGAATCTACTCGAGGTCGGATTCTGTCTAACTGTGCTAGTATTGCTATGTAGTTCCAGATATAATGAGTAGTGCAGAACATATCTGGTTTTTCTTGTTGGATCAGACTTACTAGCTCATCGTCAGATAACTTAACTTGTTGTGGGATCGCCCATTCCAACTTCTTGGCTATTTGTGGTTTTTTAATTTCTATATATGTCTTAAGGTAAAGACTAGTTGATTTCACAAAAACGCTGTCATTAGGATGTACAACGTCATGGAATAGTTTATCTTCAGAATGGTAGAATAATATTTTCATAATATACAGTCAAGAGTATTATACTACACTATCATGTGCATACATGTCAAATTTATTTAAGTACAGTATTATAGATTAGGTCGAGCTTTTGCGGCACGTTTGGCCATCGAATCAACTTTCTTCTCAGGCGCTGTTTTAGGAGCAGTATCTTGTTCTGTATCAAGATCCAAATCTTCATCATTTACTGGGTTAATATACACGTACTTTACTAGTTCGCCACCTTGCCCCAATGTAACCTTGTTGTCTTTACTTTTAACTGTTACGTCCTTGACATCTTTAATTAGGCTTTTAGCATTTTCGTTGTTCTTCGAAATGTTTAGTAGCGTTTGATAATTAAACTGTGGGAAACCAGCGGCCTGCACAAGATTAATTAAGCTATCAGCACGTATGCGTGGCTGTTTGTGGGTGTCAGCCGCTCTGTTTTGTAGATAAGATAAGATAGTTAATAATGCACCGTTTTCGTGATCCGTTGCATCATCTTCAAGCATGTCGTCGATGACGTTCTCAACAACAATATCATTGACTTTCATTTACTAGTCTCGCTTTTCGCGACCAACTTCATCTGCACCCACAGCTGGTTCTGTAGCATCAAACTCATCACCAACTTCAACATCAACTTCGCCGGCATCAACTGGAGGAGCCATGTCTGCTTCTGGACTGCCCATTGCCATGTCCATTGGTTGGTCTGTTTGCTCACCTGCCAATGCACGAGCTGCCATATCCATCTGTTCACGTGATGAACTGATTGCGGCTTGAAGAGTTTCTAGTATACCGCCAACACTGCCTTTGAAGTTTTCTGCTTCAGTCATGCCAATTTGATCACGTATTGTGTCAAGTAGTGCTGGCATCTGCTCGTTAGCCATTTCGCTAACATCTTCAAGCATGTCTTGTACGCTGTCAACCATATCTTTAGCGGCTAGTATAGCCTGGCTACGACCCATTTCACTTTCTTGAATTAGTTGTTGTTTGTTCTCAACCATCCATTTGTGAATTCCTTCACGTACCATCAACAAGTGCATGTATTTTGGATTTGTTTCTGCTTTGTGTATACCATGACTGTTTTTAATCTTGTCAAGGCTTTCTGTCAGAGCATTAGCAAGACCGTATGCCTTACTAAAGTCTAGTTTGCTGTAGTTAATCTTTTTGCCAAAACGGCTTTCCATAACTTTATTAATCTTAGTTGCTGACGGTTTAGTGTTCATTTCAGATAGTTTCATTGTTCATATTCCTAAAGTTATTGTATTTAGCCGAGTTAATTGTTTTCTGTAAATTGATTATGGCATGTTCCTGCTGTAGTTTGGCGTCAATGTATCTGTTGGTAAACATTTCTTTCTTATCAATGTCTCCCCGACCCTGCTCTATCTTAATGTGTCTTGCATAATATACCAAATCAGTGGTTAAATTACCCAATCTGCTGTCCCATTTTTTAATTTCACAAGATTGCTGATATTGATCTCGTGTGCAACCGATACAATACAGCATTGCGTTTAGTTTTGATAAGAAGTTGTGTATATACTGCCCGTCTCTGGTTACTTCCCAACAGTCTTTGTGTATACCTTTGACTTCGTACGGACCAATAAAAAACCTGTAATTACCAACCGGAATAACTACAGGTTTGTTTTTAAATTTATTAAGCTCTTTGTTTGTGAATCGTTTGATGTACGCAACTCCCATGTTGAGTACTATGTCAGTTAATAATGCCTTTTCTTGCTTTGTAGATAATCTTGCCTTCTTCATTTGTTTGTCTTAGTAATATGTCTTTATTAACAAGTGAGTTTGCTAATTCTTGTTCTCGTTCGTTCAGTTCAGCTTTTCTAATTACAGGCTTTTCCTGAAATTGACCTAGTACATCTGATTCTTCATTTGTAATAGGCAGGCTAACTTTATTTACTAGTTCTATTATCTTCATTATTATTTTATGGTTAGTTGAACAACGGTGGCAATTAAACCTGCGAGCAGTGCCGCACCCACAGCAGTCATTACACCAATCAGTGTTTTATTGGATTCATTGCTTGCTAATTGACCCAGGGATTTGAATTCGGACAATTTTGCCCGTACATATATAATATGCTCTTCGACACCATTGAGTCTTTCTTCAAGTTTGTCTAGTTTTTTGTGCAACGTTTTGTACCTTTCAGCGCATAAATCAACGTGCGCTTCAAGGTCTTTTCTTTCACTCTCTGCCATTTCTGTTTCCATTTTCAAATTTGATCGTGCTCTACAATACTACAGGGTTCTGTTACTTGCCGTGAGAGTGTGCCAATGAATGCCGTTAATATACTATTTATAGTGTTATACGTTGATCAATAAAGTGTATGTTTTTAATAGCACCATGTGGGTAAAATATAGGCAACATAAACCTTGCTGTTTCATCTAGTCCTTGTATGATTGGTACTTCTGCAAAGTCATCGTACAACCGCCCAACAGTGTCTTTTCCTTTAGTAAAAACGCTGTGTGCTTCCACGCCAAAACTAAAATACCAAACAGTGTGCAATCCCCTATACATTTCTCCAAAGATACTATCGCCTGACAGTTCATAACTACTGTCAATCGGACCGTTGATCTCAAGTGGTTGGGTTCTCAGACTGAGAACTTGGATCAGTGTTTCCCAGTTACGCTGTTGGTTACGCACGTGATCGTTGCCGGTACGACTACGTGTTACTCCGGTATTAGTTATGTCGACTAGTGTAAATCCCGTATAGTACTGCATACAGATATTTATAACAGTCTAGGATACAGTAAAACTTGTTCCTTCAGTTACTGTAGTTGTTCCAAGGTTTACCGCACCTTTCGATGTTCCGATGGCCTGTATTTGTTGTTGCAAAGGCACAGCATCCAAGCAACTGTGTGCTTCAACACATACATGCACGGTTCCGGTTGCACCAACTGAACTAACTGCTAGTAAACCCGGAATGGCTTGCAGTATTGCTTCATACGCTTCATCAGACCCATCGTCTTCGAACCGTAGATCAACGCCCGTGTCAATCTTAAAGAAACGTACACTTCCGCCAAAACGGTATAGTGTGTCTGTTGATCCTGCAAATTCGTAGCCCGAACTTCTTGATATTCCTGCCATAGTGTATATCTCCACCAATATTTAGCCACAAAAAAAGGTGCCGGAGCACCTTTCTTGTTACTCTTAATTACTATTATTACAAAGCGATGTAAAAGTCTTTTGCTGTTACAGTTGCTGAAGCTAAGTTAACACCGTCAACAGTACCTAATGCTCTGATTGCCGCTTGTAATGTACCAACTACAACTGCGGCACCACCTTCGGTCATGAAAGTCTGTTCTGTGTTTGAGTTACCCAATGTACCAGCGGCAAGAATTGTAGCTGTACCCATGATTGTTTCTAAAACTGCTTGTTGTGCGCCTTCTGGTCCAGCTGAACCATTAATTGCGTTAATATAGTCAATTGTAAAAAACTGTGCTTCTTTACCGATTACTTCATATCCTAGCGTAGTTGCTGTAGGATTTGCTCTTGTTAAACCTGCCATTTTAAATCTCCTAAATAGTATATGCAAGTATTTATTAATAAGCCAAAAAAAAGCAGACCGAAGTCTGCTTTTTGTTTACTGCTGTTAGTTAAGTTAATTAACTAGCTAGTCTAATACCAACTTTACGAACATCCATTGTGGTTGTGGTCATAGGACCGTTAGCACCAATGTTTGCTGCCAAGTCCGCACGTAATGCAGTCTGCATTGCGAGTGCGCTTTCCCATGAACTACGCTCTAGAACAACACTAACTTGTGAGTTAGCGACTGTAGCGCCAAGGTCAACCTGATATGCTACCACGGTTGCGTTGTTACTAATTGCGTTCAATAGTGTTTCAACAGCACCTGCTGTTCCGTTTGTACCGCGACGTAATTCGCCTGCGATGTTACCAGCCACAAACTGAATGTTGTATGCGTCAATTGGTGATGCAATACCAGTGTTGATGATTACTGAGTTTGCGTTTTGAACTAGCGAATCGCCAACGTTAACTACAACTTGACTATCACCGTGTACTTTTGTTAATCCTGCCATTTTAATTCTCCTAATATTAGTGCGAAATATCGCATGCTAATATTTATACAGATTTAAAAAAAATTAAGAGTTACTTGGCAAAATTTGCGGCGCTGAAGCCGGCGCGATCGACTACTTTAACTAGTCCTTGTGGGGTGGGGAAAACAAAACCTTCGCCTGCAGGTTTATTGTTTACAAATTGTCCAAATCCTTGGATTTGTGAATCTAACTGATCATGTAGATTTTGTTTGTACTGCAATATAGCACTGAATATGGTATTAATTCCGTCGTATCCTGGACTAGCAACGGTCTTACCTTGTGCATCTTTAGCAAATAATAACCCACTATAATCATCACCTACTAAATTTTGATATTGTTTGGCACTGGTGTTACTTTCCAACCATGTGTAAAGTGGTTGTTTTGTTTGCCCTGTTACAAATTGATTAAAGTAACGTTGTATCTGCTGTATTGTACTTGCAGGTATTTGTGCCAACAATGCATCTACTGCTGTACCATGCTGTTGTATTGTGGCAGTGGCACGTTTAGCTAACTGTACAGGCTGTTTTAACTCGAAGCGTAGTCCTGCACTTGGTGTTAACACTGCTACACCACCTGGAACATTTTCAAGGCCTTTACCGTCCCATTGAGTACTGGCACCACCTAGCTCTGAGAACTTTTGATGTACTACTATACCACCTATACTATTACCTACTATTTTTCCTAGATTACTGTTAACCGGTATACGATACTCAACGGTATTTGGTTTAAAATTGTATGATCCACCCTGCGGGTCTAACTTACCAGAATATAGCAAGTCTCCCCAATAAAACCCAGGACTCTTCGTAGCCGCATCCAACCCTGGCCAAATCTGTGCTAGTTTGTCGTATAAGTCACCACGCAACCCGCCCGATGCTTTGGTGCTGTCGTACTGCTTCCACTCATCTACATTCTTGGCTAGTACGCCTTTGTTCCACATATACTTGTCCATTACTGCAAGTTTACCGTCTGCAGGATCTCTACCAAATATAAGTGCAGGGAACCCGTCCCACTTGATAGTTAAATTGTTAGGATTTGCTACTAGTGCATCAAGTCCTGCTAACTGTTGTTTTGCCGCGGCACTGCCTGAGAATATAGCATCCTCTGGATGCGGAGTACGACCTTTTGTGTTTTCTGTTAGGCTTTTTACAAAACCAAACTTGCTACTTTCTGCCATGCTGTTGAACCAAGCACCTGTGCCCGGCAGTGGTGC